GTCCGTCATACTTGTACCCGGTACCCATGCTCCAAGTTACTGCTAGTGGATATGCGACCAATGTATACGCTATTGGAATCTCCACTGCGTTACAAGTTTTGAGATTCAAATAAAATTTCGGGTTCGTAATTTCTCCGGATGAAATTGAAGAGGATATTCCCTGCAAGTTGAATTGCAACAAAGCTCTGGATAACACCGATCCCAGCGACGTATCCCCGGTGGCTGTTATATACGAACTGGACACGACGTGTGGGTCGGTGGACCCGGAATCGAATGATGCCGACATTGAGCCGGACAGCAACTCCAGACTTGAGCTTGTATATCCGACTAAACTAGAATACGTTGTGGAGCTGGCACAACTGGTCGCAGATATGCGCTTTTCTAATTCGAGAATTTCGTCAATTCCGGTATTTTTTAATGTGTACGCCGGGTCATTTGAAATGAAAGCGTCTTTGGTTGGATATAAAAAGTAATGCATTGCGTTATAAATAAATATCAAGTCCGCCGCAATCTTTGCTGTTTATCTTGCTTTCTAAAGGTCGTGGTAACTCGACCAATAAATCAACTTACTCTACCCACGATATCTTTACTAGGAAACCTAACTTCAAACACCGATGGGTCAATGGACGGGTATATAATTTTATCGACCGTTGCTTTATCAATATCATATTCGTGTTTCGAATAATCTCCGTCCCGAAGGGTCAAATTTTTCACTTTCAGGGAAGACACAGACTGGACGCCGTCTACCTTGCCAATCTCCAGTTCTAGCCTGCTCAAGTTTATTGGTTGACAGAATTGGATATTGTTTATATCGAAGTACTTTCCTACCAACGTGATACAATTTGCCAAAATTTCCCGCTTATTATAATTTTTATATGCCACTATGGTAAAATCCACCCCTATATTTATAATATACCCATCCAAAAGATTTACGCTGTCGGTCAACATTCTATATTGATTGATGTAATTTTTTAAATTTTGCTGTATTGCCGCGTTTGAATTTATCAATCTCTGAGACTTGTCGTAGCACAGTAAATATAGATTTATAGAAAAAGGGTTATTTTTTTCTGGTTGATATTGATTTATATTTTGCGGAGACATTCCACCGGATGACGAAGCATACGCAGTAGCGGCCTGTATATTTGACATATCCAACTGGGTGTCTGTTACTGCATATGCCTTGGCGATTGCTCCATACTTGGACGGCATGGCATACGTACGCACAACATAATCTTTCTGTGTCACCGCTCTGCCTTGTGACGAACAACTTGCTATCGCGTTGTTTCTCAATTCATCGTTGGTCTCCGCCCCTCTGCCACCCGCCGCCGGGATTGGATTATTGACTTTGATTGAGCGCCGAACTAAATCGGTGAGATTTCTTTCCAACGTTGGCAACTCCGTCACGTCCCCGAAAAATTCTACACTCGTAGTATTTTTTATGGAATTTGCGTTTACATTACTCTCTATTCCTCCCCCGACAACATATCTTACGGTCAGAGTTGTATTCGCCGGAGCTTGTCCAAATGCGTTGGACGACATAAAGTTCGATGGGTCATAGTAAACTCCTTCTGTTCTGAACGTCGAAACTTTTCCAACGGTATAAATATTTGGTATTACTATTTCATCGTCGGATATGTTGGTACCGGAACCAAATTCTATAAACGTGGTGCCATCCGCGTTGACTCCCGTAACGAATCGTTTTGAGGTTTTGAGGTATTTTAACAGAAATGGTGCGGTGTCTCTATAAACCGAGAGTGCCATATCATTCTTGAGTATATTTTCCGATTCGATTGGAACCAAGTCTTGTGCGAGATACTCCGTCTCGTTCCAACGGTTTCCATCTGAATCGTACATATCGAACACTTCTATTACGTTGGTCTCATTCAAATATGTTTTGAAAAATGGAGTTGGGCTACCCACAGATATTTGCTTAGATACAAATTTACCGGAAAACGCATTTGCGCTCTTTTTTAGAACAAAAAATTCAGGTTGACCGGCGGAGTTCCGTTGATATACGGATACTTCCAACGGGTCATTTTTCGTGTCTACTGTAAAATCTACCGGAGAGTTTGTGAGAAAGTTCACCCCGGAGTCACTGACAGACGACATTCCCGGCTTGATTATTTGTGCATAATTCAAATCCGGAACAAACGAACCATCAACGTCCGTCTTTGCTGGTACCAATTGATAAACATCCAATGTGGTTACGCTTGGAGTTGACGCCTTGGATTTATATCCCATTGCCCTCGCCGAATCTATTATATTTTGTCTTTCCTCCGCGTTTACCAAAATAGATTCCTTGAATTGATAATCTACGTAATATGATAATATATCCCCAACATACGCGGCCATTTCTATATACATCATTCCCGGAGATGCATCGCTAAAATCTTTGTATGTGTTTGGATAGTATGTCTTGGCAAAGTCGGTCAACGATTGCTTCAATTGACCAAAGTCCTTGCTAAGATATTTTACGTCTTTTTTGCCGGGTTGGAAAGATTTCGGTGTATCTAGAATCATATATTATTTGTGTTCATTGCCACAGTTAAAGTTTGTTCATCCGATATCCCAATGGACGGAACGGTAAACGACACGTTAACTGATATTTTATTATAATTCTCGTTGTCGGAATTACCGGAAATAGAGACCGAATTTACTGTCACATATCCCATCCATTTGGATATGTCTCTGCGTATGGTACCTTCTATTATAGGAATAAGATCGTCCGTGGAATTTTCGAACAAGATTGACCATAAACCAGAACCAAATTCGGGACTCATACGCCGCTCTCCCTTTTTTGTCCGCAAAAGTAAATTTAGATTAGATTTAATTTGATCCAACGCACTATAGCTTTGATTAAAATATCCTTGATTCCCACGAGTTATGGGCAAAGTCACTCCAAAAGGCTGTGCAAATGTTGCCATTATTTGTTTCTTGGCTTACTAAACGCTTTAACTAATTGTGAATAATCTCGTGTCATTGCGGTGGCCACGGCGGCAACTTCCTTATTTTCGCTTAATACCTCCGGGGATAGATTCTTTATGGTATCCAACATTGAGCCGCCCGACACTTCTGCCTCCTGCGGAACGCCACCAACAGTCTCGTTTAGAATTGCATTCAACACCGGGTCTTTGGCATATGTACGGACCGGGGCTGGTTTTGCTATGGTTGGAGCCACACTTCTTGGCTTGGTTGATGGTACAATTGGCGATTTTTTAACTTCTCCCAACATAGATTGGGTGGAAATTTTTTCGGCTAAAACTTCCATGAGAAACTGGGGGAGAGAGGTTTCTATTTCTTCCCGGACGACCGTTCTGATTATTTCGACTAGTTCTGACTTTTTCATATATATGGTTCCTTATATAAATATAATGTAATTGACACAATTATCAAGCACTGCTTCCGGTCGGTGCACCAAATGTCACAGAAGAATTGCTCAAAAATGTGGGCGATGCTTGTGTAATGTCCGTTGCCGACTGAATTTCTCCGGAAGCTTCCTGAGTTGTAGTTTGTAAACTGGACTGTAAATTATTATATTGTTCTTCTAATCCGGCCAACGGAGTAATTTCTTTAACTTGGTCTACTTGGGATTGAACTTGGTCTTGTATGGCGGATACGCCAGTAGATTCTTTCAAATCTTCTAAAAGAGATGTTGCCAATGCTCCAATATTCCCACCAGACACCGCTTTTAATATTGATATCGCCGCCCCGGCCATTGCCATATTTATTTTTAACCCCGGCACAAACGGAGGAATTATAGTTTTATATTTAATAAGAGTTTCCGCCAAAAATTTTGGTCCTGCTCCTAAACTTATTCCTATTGGACCAAGTCCCGGAATTTGTGGAATTTGTGGCAGCTTTAAAGATGACAAATTAAGCGACCCGGCTATAGAAGGAAGCTGGGCATTAAATCCAAGTCCACTTAAAGAAGGATTAACTCCAAGCGTCTGGAATGCTTGTCCGGTTGACATGTTAGTGTTTATACCAAGAGATGACGCCACACCCGAGGTAGATGTGGGAACGTTGAATGCGGTTGGTACACTTAGACCGGTGAGCGAAGTTGTTGATTTAGTGATTGCACCAAGAGATAAATTTTGAGGCGTGGAAATTCCCGCCCCAATTGTTGGAGCTTTTATTGTAGGTATATTTATATTCAGTGGCATATTAATCTACTCCCCCCGACACAAATACTCTGCTACTCATCAATGAACTCAACTGCGACTGGTGGGCAAGCAGACTTAACTGGGACGCCTTCAGTGATGTCAGTTGTTCAACCCACAGAGCAATTTGAACCGCAGTTACAAGTGGAATAGGAGGCGAGGTAGGTTTTGCCAAATTTCCAAGATGTACGTGCAATTCAGCAAAAGCTATTAAGGTCGTTAATGTTTGAATTTGTGTATTAACATTCAACAACATCCAGTCTACCATTTTATCCATCCAAGCCACAGTTGTTCTTCCAAGCAACGCCGGTTCGTATGGTTTACCATGGTCTCCTAAATATATTTTTGGTGCATTGATTGTGGCAGTTTTCACGCTAGTCAATGTCATCTTTTTTTTGCATGTAACTATAAATTCTTCATCCGATGCCATGCACATGCTTTTCTTGGAAAAAAATAGAGTTTCGTTTACCTTGGACGAAAATATCAATCTATCGCTGTTTATTACTATTTGGTCTCCATCCAATTTAGGAATTTTAAACCCGAGTATTCCACTTATAAAAGGAGTATTTGTGGTAGGATTAAATGTGGATATGGTCTTTCCGGATGTAAAATGCATCGACGAGCCGTCCGAATTTATGTCTTCTGCCGTGTATCCCTTCGCGGTAAATCCGGGCGTCCCCTTTATTGGGGATTGTCGATTTCTTATCAACACCATTGGATTTCCCCCACCTTCACTATACTCACCCAAGCCAGTGTCGTTTTTTCTCGTGCCGTCGTATGCGCCGATTCGTATGGATGACCCGAATCTAGACTCTAATATTGTATCTCCCTCGTAACGTTTCAATGCTCTGATGTTAGGATTGAATTTAAAATAATTTCCCAGTACCCCCTCGTAATTTGCTCCCCCGTCAAAATTCATTTTTGATGTAGGCCCAGAATTTTTCTTTCCCGTATATTCATTTAAATTTGATTCAACATATCCGGCAACTCTTTCGGTAATAAATGATGCGTTTGAATTCACCACGGATTTGAAATTTAGTTTTTTTGAATAATAATATTTATTTAAATATTTAGCTATGATTACGATTTCGTTCATCAAAGGGAACTCCGAAACTCCGGTGTTTTCAATTGGTGTCGCCCAGTTCAATTCTTCTTTGCTTTTACCACGCTCACTGTTTAAAAATCTAAATTTTACTTTCCCCAGAACTCCGTAATTTTTATCGCCAGCTACGGGCTTGGACCCGTCTATATTTGGAGGCCAATCGTTTGGATTAAGTTCGCTAGAAGAAAATTCCGGGTGAGATTCATCCAGTATAATATCCAATACCACAGCTTCTTCTAACTCATAAAAATACGAAGAATCCGGCTTGCGTTCAATCGTAAATCTTCGGGACGCCATACGGTCGTCCTGTTTTAAATTAAGCTCACTTCGATGCTCTGTGTGTGTCCACATTATTGTTCCGTGTTAAATACCACCGGCTTGGGGACGGTCTTCGTCGCTTCCTCCACCGCCGACATTAATTGCTTGCGTTCTTCTTCCGTGAGAGCCTCGCCACCGGTCTCCGGCCCGCCTTTGTCTGCCATCATTCTTTGTACAATCGCGGCCAATTTTAGTAGTTGGTCGTCATTTCTAATACCCAAATCTAAATATTCTTTTAGAAGTGGGATTATTGTTATAGCATCATTGAGAGTTTTTATCATTTGACGCAAATCCGAGACCATAATTTCCAATTGGTCTCGTTTCTCTTGTGAGTTTGTTACGATGTCCTTACACAGACCAGAGAAGTTTTTTCCTTTATATATTTCGAATTCTTCATTCATATATTATAAATAGCCCGGATATACAATATTTAGAGGCTTATAGCGCCACGGTTTAGGTATTCTTCTGTTATTTGCTGTTGGGTATTTTTCATCTTGTTTACCACTTTGGTTATATGTTGGGTTTGGCAGTCCGCTATTTCCCGTATATATAGATATAATGCCTTTTTATTGAATACGTCGATTCTGTCGGCATTCCGGAAAATTTCCACCACCGCGTTGGCGATTTTTAAATCCCGATCTTTATTGAAATAATTACCAACGTTTTTGTCCCAAAATTCTACCATCAATTTTATAAATTCTCGGGTTTCACTCTCTTGCTTCTCATGTTCTGGTTCAACCACAAATTCCCCGGACTCTCCTGTTTGTTCACATATCTCAACATGTTTCTTGAATCTTCTATATGTGGTGTTATTGTCTAGGATGAACCAATGTTTTGCAACTATACTAAAATAACTGAAAGCTTTTCCTTTACCCTTTTCATATTTGCCTATGTTTGCTACCATATGAGAGATTGCCTGCTTCTGAATTTCTAGTGGAGATACATCCGCATAGCTGAATTTGAATGTATTATAAACATTTTCGGCAATTTTGCTGAATGCACCCTGTATTTCATTATTATAAATTCGGTCTTTTTCTTTACTGTCTTCGGTTTCGTTGTATTTGACAATTGCCGCCTCGGTATCGGAGGTGAAATAGACATTGGATACCTTCTTCTCCGGGACATCGCCAACAGTGGCATCAGTTTTTTTCTTTCCCTTTGGTCTTCCACGCGGTCTACTCAGTTTGGTATCGTATGAAACGGACGTTGGTGCAATAGTTTCACTCTTGGCCCGCTTTAACTTTTTTGGCTTAGGTGACGGCTTTTGCTTGGATATTTTTTTGTTTTTTTTCATTTTATTTTTTCATTAAATTCTGTGGTCACCCGTACAATCTCGGAGAACACAAACCCAACGTCGTCATCGTGGTCAAACAAATTTTTATCGTCCACCATCTTAAGCTCCTTATAAACGTTTGCTATTTCTTCGCGAAAATCGGAAATCCACTCTTCGTGAATTTCTATTTTTTTCACCATATTATAGCACGCATATCCCAACACACAGGTTGAAATAAAAAATAAAATCATCAATGATGTTATTAGTATTATCATATTATTCTAATTCTTCGTCTGATTCTTTGCCTTCGTAACCTAGCTCATCTCGCAAAATTTCCAATGCATCTTCAACTGCTGGCCAGCTTCTGCGGTCGAGTGCATGTTCTAGCAATTCTTTAATTTCTTCGAGGTTGTCGGGATTAATGTTCATATTATTTTCCATCCAGTTTTGATTAAATTCAGAGCGGACTTATACTTTATGTATTGACTCTCTCCATCTTTTTCTACCATTACTTTGGAATTTCTTCCATATTTTATAGTTTTTGGTTGTGGGGGAGTGAACCGAACACCGTCGTCCGTCATCAACACCCCGTTTAAGTGGTCTATCTCATGTTGAACGCAAACGGCCTCAAGAATCCCGTAATCGGCCCCAATCGTAGATGAGTCTAGTGGCTCTTTGTCTGGACCAAACGGTATGGGGTTCGCGTGGTTTAGGGTGGTAACTAAAAATTTAATACTTCGCAACGTTGAGGTACGCTTTCCCGGTAAACTCAAACACCCCTCTAGATAAATTATTTTCTCCTTGCTTGCCTCTGATATTACCGGGTTCATCAATACCAAGGGTGGCGCATCTTTTCTGACTGTAACTACACATACACTTTTATTTATACCAATCTGGTTGGCCGATAATCCAAGAGAATTTCCGGAATTTGGAAGGCCCGTCTGTAGTGTTTCTATTAATTTGTTGGCAATTTCTTGCCCCTCTTCAACGGTTAATACCGGAGTCGTTTTCTTGTGGAGATAATCTCTATTTTTAACAATTTTATAACTCATATTTATATGTATAATCGTATATACGACTCACATATATATAGATATGTTTTATTTTGTCAATATATATTAAACAAAATTCTTCTATTATTTGTTTAAAACATCGTGGTCTCTATTAAATGGACCGTGGGGTTTTACAGGAGATGGTGGCGGAGGAGGAACTGGGGGATTTATAGTTTCCTCCTCTTTCTTT